TAATGTAAATCAAGCCACTGGGGGCGCTGATAGAGAGGGCAGAACTTCTATTAGACAAAACGCTTTGCAATCTTTTAATTCTCAAAATAGAGTGGTAACCTTGGAGGATTATCAAGTACGAGTAATGTCAATGCCTCCTAATTTTGGCTCGGTATATAGAAGTTATGCAAGAAAAGATCCAAACAATATATTGGGTGTAGAATTAATAACATTGGCTCGTAATGCTTCTGGATACCTAACTAGTCCGGCTGGCGCGTTGCAGAATAATATAGAAACTTATCTCAGGCAGTTTAAGTCATTTTCGGATACTGTTAGAATTACAGCCGGCCGTGTTTGTAATATTGGTATTGATTTTACCATTGTTCCTAATCAAGACTTTAATGCGAATGACGCGTTACTTGATTGTTTTATTTTATTAAGGCGCATTTTTGTTTTGGAAAATACCAATTTTGGCTCAACCCTAGTTATTCCAAGTTTCCTGTCGCGACTGCAGGCATTAAATAAAGTTAGATCGGTGGTAGACTTTAAGATAACAAGTAAATATCAATTGATGGATGGTCGAGTTTATTCGCCATATCAATGTGATATACCGGCTAATACTGAAAATGGAATTGTATATTTTCCAGAAGATACTTGTTGGGAGCTTAAGTATCCAAATTTTGATATTGTTGGGAGAACCTCATAATGGCCACCATAGCAAGAGCATTTGCAAAAAAAGATACGTGGATTACTGAACAAAGTGTTACATCAAACTTTGGCGCCTCTCCTATATTGGAGGTGTGGACTAAGTTTAATTCAACTTTGACCAATCCAGTAAAGCAAAGATCTAGAATATTAATACAATGTGATTTATCGGCACTTAGTTCTAGCATTGTTAGTTTAGCTAAATATCCAGACCCAAGAACTGATTCCACCGTTAGTGCGTTCTTGTGTATAAAAAACGCTAGACATGGTGGAGTACAAGCCGAAAACTTTACACTTGACGTTTTTCCCTTAACTGCATCTTGGACAGAAGGCCAAGGGATTGACAATGATAACTTTAGTCAAACTGGTTATGCTAATGCTATTAGTGCTTCTAATACTAATGCATGGAACTACGACAGAGGTGGAACAGGTGGTGATGTATATATTGGATGGGACAATAGAGCTTATGATTCTAATAGTGCTTCTCAATATTTTGACACTGGCCAAGAGGATTTAAAGGTTGATATAACAAATTACTTTAAGGCTTACTTAAATTATGCCACTGGAACAAGTGTAGCCGCAGGCGGCAGTGCGGATTATGGTTTTTTGGTTCGTATGTCAGACGCTCAAGAATGTAGAACAGCGTCCGAAGCTACTTCAGCCGGAGTGGCTACGGCTACTGTTTCTTCCAGCTTTTATAGTAAGAAATTTTATAGCAGACAGACTAATACAAGAAAAATGCCTTATGTTCAGATGGAATGGCCTGGAGAAATAAAAGATAATAGATCTAGTATTGTGTTTGGTAAGACTGCTAGCCTATATTATTACAGTTTGATAAATAGTGAGTTAACTGATCTTAATGGTACCGGACCATTTCCTGGCTATGTTAATTTGAGTGGTAATGGAACTAGCTTAGCTGCAGCGGTGGGCGGAAACTTAACAGCTAGCAGAATATCTAAGGGTGTTTATAAGTTAGCTATTGGGACAGCTACTAATGGAGGTGATGGATCTAGTCCCCTCACAGCAATCAATATTGCTGTTTCAAGCAGTACAGCATTTGTAGATACGTGGGTAGTTACTACATCTGGAGAGCAGTTGTCTAATAGTTTTACATTTAATTGCACATTACCAATATCAGGATCTCAAGATTTTAAAACAGCGAACTATGAAGTATCATTAGCTAATTTGAATAGCCGATATGAAAAAGGTAGTTTACAACGAATTAGGGTTTTTGTTAGAGATAAGACAACACAATGGCAAGCGGTAACTGGCACAACCACAGCTATGAAAAACAGTGTTATACAGAACGGTACTGTTGAAATAAGAGAACTGGTCACTAATGATGTAGAAGTTCCAGCATTCAGCCTTTCTTTTGATAAGGACGGAAATTATTTTGATCTGGATAGCAGTTTATTATATAACGGCATGCAGTATAAGCCTGTATTGAAGTTAAATGCTAAGGGTGAGATATTGCACTTTGATCGGCCCCAAGATTGGAAATTTCAAATTGGCGATATATATGACATAAACTATAAGGCGGGATATTGATAAATGGCTGATGGAATAACATTTGATGGTTTAATATCTTCTATATCTGGTCTTGGATCTACTAGCGGCCAGCTGGCAGACATCTCTGCCACTGGAAGAAGCTCGCGAGTTTTACCTCTTGTTAACTATAATGACTTCTCACAACATATATTTTTTGGTAACGCTATAAGAAGATTTGATAGTGTAAGAAAGTATATAATTGACAAATACCCTATTGGGTTATCTGGGCTATCAGCAGGTACTGAGTTACAAACTGCTGCGGTTGGCATTAAAGCTATTTACGAAGTTGATAAGTTTCGTAAAGAGGTCGATGGGTTTACTGGTTTTCTACTGGATAGGCTCGGAGTTACAGGAAGTACTTCTAGCAACTTAAACGCTACTAATAATAATACAGTATTAGCCAAGAATCAGAATGGTGAGAATGTTCCCCTTATAGCTCTATATAGGAACACTAATAACTCTATTACAGGCAGTCAAACAGGGATGATAGAATCCATTTCTGCAAGAGCTAACAACTATGAGGTAGAACAACTCAATGTCATAGATCAAACTGCTGGTACGGGAACTGAGATAGTCGGCACCTCTACTGGCGTAACGAGATCTGAAATTGTTTATGGTGCAACATCAGAGACTAATGTTACACGATCTGAAAAATTACAGAACTTGCTGCCAGCTACCTTATTTACCGGAGATGATCAAGATGTTTTAGCTAGATTACTAGCTGCCTTTGGTGATGAGTTAGATGAAATTAAATCTTTTGCCAATCAAATACCAACAGTAAAAAATATAGATTATGGTGAAATTAATAGAACGCCTAATAAGTTTATACCGGTATTTTTAAAACAATTTGGAGTTCGTGTTTTTGAGAATGCACGAAAAAGTGCCATATCTCAGAGTTTGATTAATACATCACCTAGTGGTTACACGACTCAACAGATAAACTATGAAATTTGGAACAGAATACTTAATAATGTTATGCACCTTATTAAGACTAAAGGCACAAGAGAAACATTAGAGTCTATTAGTCGTATATATGGTGTGGATAGCAATTTCTTAAAAGTAAATGAATATTCTATTTTTGCAAAACCTATCGAAGTAACCGAATCTGAAGAGGTTGATGTCCCAGCTCTCTATGCTACAGGTTCTAACTATGTTCAGACCGTGGCAGCTAAATCTGCTTCTGTTTTTGATTTTCAACCTAGTGATAACTTTACTATTGAAATGAGAGTATCGGCAACTGGAGCCTCTACTACAGGACATACGCTACTTGTTCATCCAAAGTATCGTATTGAGTTAGATCCATCGGGACAAGTATCATTTAAGTCTGTAGCTACGGCTTCTTTGTCGGCTCAAACCACTCAATCTTCTATATCAAGTTTTATTCAAGGTGCAGGTAGCGCTAATAATTTCTTAAATGTAGCTGTAAGCAGATCTGGCGATACCATTAATGTATACGCTATGGTACTGTCTGCCACTCCATCGGGCGGTTATGAGTCAGTGGTAACTGATACCGCATCAACAAGTCAAACTACAGGATACACTCTATCAGCAGTTAACTTAAGTTCTAGTGGTGGCTCTAGTTCTTTCCCATCTTATTTCCCTGGCAGTGGTGATACGAGATTTACGGGGTATATGCATGAGGTTAGGGTATGGGATGTAGCATTAAAACAGGTTGACTTGGAAGAACATACTAAAAACTTTGAATCAGTTTCCTTTCAAGGGTCAACTGCAACAGATGCGTATGCTGGTATTAGCAATGCGGCCACTTATAGTAGTCTATCGGCTCATTATAAACTAAAAGAAAATATAGTACTAACAAACCCATATAACTTTATTGTAGACTCTACTACTGCAGGTAACTCTGCAACTCCTGTAAGTTTCTCTGACATATCTACTAAACGCTATCGTGTATTTAGTGATATGAAAAAAATAGCTAAATATATACCAGCTGGTTTTGCCGCTGACAATGATAGAATACGTCAAGACGCAATTGATGGAGCTATTGAGGATACAGGGTATATTAGCATGAGTCTCAACCCTATTAATGCCATCAATAGAAATATTAAAAATTACTTTAACAATATTTCGCCACCTAATCTACTAGGTGATCCAACGGACCTATACAAGCCATCTTATAAGGGCGACTTTCAAAAAAGATGGCATGATATAACTTCTCAGTGGGGTTTAGCCGTTAATAGTGGTGCCGCTTTGGCTGGCGATACTGGTTGGGCACTTACTGGAAAGAGTCAAGGTGTAACGGGTTCTACTGTAGGATTAGCTGATATTAATACGTTCATTAAGGGTATGGATAACTTTAATGATACGTTTGGTGGTATATTCCAATTTGCGCAACAATTTATCCCTGCAAAAAGCAATATAATTGGAGAGGGTCTTTTTATAGAAGATCATATGTTAGAAAGATCTAAAATGAAAAGGCAGTTTGGCTTTAGAGAAGGTACAGGGACTGGGTATGTGGGCGCACCAACTTCTGCCTCTACTAGTGGCGACGCTGGCCATCTTTCTGATGATGTAGCGGCGGTTTCTTACAACCAAACACCAAGTGTGTTTTCTGTAGAGACAAAATATATTGCCATTGACACTCATTATACTGGTAGCAACTTGGCCCTTACTGGTGCTGCTAGTGCTAATACAACAGCATTAGCGGCGTCTGCAGCTACTACTGCCTCTTTTATGGGTTATATGTATGATGGTCTTCAACAAACAATAACTAATGCTGTAACTGCAGATCGTGCGCTGCCTAACCTCTCTACGGGAAGTACAGTTAATACACCTAGATTTGCTCCCACCAGAATAGGTCGATTTTTACCCGTTAAGGTTATCCCCTCTGTGGGTGCTGCATCTGTTGTTGATGTTACTTTAGATAAACTATTAATTTCTCCAAGTGCTGCACCAATAGTTAGCAATGAAAAAGGTATTATTAAAGGTACTGCTAGATTGCTCACTAAGGGGAAATCATTTAAGACTGACCAGCCGGCTTTAAGATTTGAGTTTCCGGCTTCTGCAGATGGAACTAATTTTTTTGAAGCTACTATTGGAAATATTTCACAAGGTCAAGGGCGTGTTATAAAGAATAAAGATACACAAATTACCTCTACACTAGAGACAGAAACGGTAGAGTTTGAACTAAGATTGGCCCGTGTAATAACATCATTGACGGCGGTAAATGTTGCTGCTGAAGTTACTAAGGCAAGATGTGATGATACAGTGTCGGGGTCTGTAGGTATCGTACCTATTAGGGTTGTCAATCTTTTCAATAATGACACTACTGTGTTTAGAGTGGCAATTAATATTGACTCTACTAAAGATACTGAATTTATTAGACAGCTTGCCGATCAAGGCGGCGTAAAGGTTACATCATAGGAGATAAAAAATGGAACATAAATATATTTCTAAATATCAACAATTTAGTAATGATGATTTAACGAAACTAAAAAATACTATAATTAAAAACCATCCTAAGAATATTGACAATATTATAGAAATAGGAACAAAGGCTGGCTTTGCAACATTAATGTTATCTGGCTTGTCTAAGCAAGTTATTACTTTAGATGAGGCCTCATTTTGGAGTCCGTCAATTAAAGATCACTTAGAGTTAAATAAAATTAATAATGTTAAAATACGTAATGATAAAGATGTATTAACTTTGTTAGAAGAAGAGGTAGTTAACAATCCAGAAGTGGTTTACATTGATCGTGAGCGTGGCGACCATGATCAGTTATTTGAAGACTATCGTAATTTGATCAAAAAATTTCAAAAAAGTAAATCTGACTACAAGTCTGTTACTATTGTTTACAGAACTACTGATGGGTTTGAAACTGAAACTATTGAGACTCAGAAAAAATCTATTAAAAAGAAAACTCCAGCTGAAGTTAGTGTCAGCGGCTAAACTTATTTTTTAAAACTATTTATTTTGTATATTTTATTTATTAAAATAAAAGAAAAGGAATTGATATGGCATTCTTAGATTCAACAACCGCGGTCATCGACGCGATTTTAACTCGCAAAGGTAGGGAGCTTCTCGCAAAAAATGATGGTAGCTTTCAAATTACTAAGTTTGCCTTTGGCGATGACGAGATAAATTACCAACTTTATGATGCTACTAAGGCTACTAATCAAGACGCAGATATTTTAAGTCTTCCGGTGTTAGAGCCTATTTCAAATGAAAATGTAGCTTTACTTTATAGATTGATCACCTTACCTCAAGGTACTCTTAAAATTGCTACACTAAGCGTTACTCCTACAGTAGGTACTGTGGATTATGGTGATAATTTTACTTTTACTATTACTACTACAAATGGTACTGATGGTCAGGGATATGCAGCTACATCAAGAGATCCGGACATTGCTAGACTAAGCACTGCTGTTACCAACACTAATGAAGGTGTAGGTACCTTCACCGCTACAACCGGCGCAAATGCAGGTGGAAGATCAGGCACTACTATTATTGATGTCACGGGAGTAAACTCTGGTGCAAGGAAAGAGATAACCATTACTGTAAGTGCCTCTGGAACTACAACGTAAGGAAATAAATTATGTCAATTTATAATCTTGATTTAAGTAGAGATGTTACAACTGCGGATGTAATATCAAAAACTAATTATGAAATAACTAGTTCAACCGCAGCTCAAAATAGAAGTATTGCTGCGTTTGTTACAGAAGCTACTTCTACAGGTTTTTTGGTAAACTCTCAAGGAACCACTACTACAACCCCGCTGAGTTCAGCGTTTAGAAATATATCTAACTATTTCTTCTCATCCTCTGCAGCTAATGCTATACCTGTAGCGCAAAACAAAGTGGCCACTTCTGGAATAGCTAGAGTGATCACCGTTGGCAGGCAAACAACAGATGACGCTATTCTTTCTGGCAGTGTTACGGCTACATTTAGTTTTGGCGTAGAACAAAACAAAGTTATTGTTGATGTTCCAGAGACAACTGTATCAGGCAGTGTAGGACAAAAAGGAGATTTAGTGGAAGCATCTCTGCGCACTAATGTTGTAGGAACAGTATTTTACGATACAGGAACATTGGTTTTTCATGGTGGCGACACATCTAGGGATACTAACTTCTTAGGGGCTTCTAGTTCTGGTTTTCAGTTTGGAACGGGAGCCACAGCCAACACTATAGCTATTAATAATTTGAGTTTTACAAGTCTTAATTTAATAAAAAGAAGTATGTTTTTTACAAGAGCGTTTAATAAGGAGTTTAATTACTCCAACAACCCCACATCTATAGTTAGTGCTGTTGATGGTTCTATTTCTTCTAATCTTACCGGTAACCCTACTACCTTTATAACTACCGTAGGACTATATAACAACAATAACGAATTGTTAGCAGTTGCAAAAACTTCGCCTCCGGTGAAAAAAGATTTTTCTACGGAGAAAATATTCAACATTAGGCTACAGTATTGATGGCGATAAGATGTTATGGCATATAAGGCATTTAGTCCAGACGAACAAGAACCTTTTGCCACCAGCAAAGGGGTCAATATATCTCTCAGCGAAGATAGCCCCTGCGCTAGCCATTTGCACTTCTTTACTGGTGTAAGAAGTTTTGGCAAGGTAAACGTATTCGATCAAAACAATCCTGCAAGTTTTGATATAACTACCCTTAAAGAAATAAAGTATAATTGGAATTTTGATGGTTATGTGTTGCCAGGCCAAACTACGTTAACCGCACAAATATACGATGGCGCTTTTTTAAGTTCAGCAGATCAGCTCTTTGCGACAGAGAGCAACCCTAATAGTTCTAAGAGTCATCAAGACATTTTTAGATTTGCTCAAAGTTATTTGTACAGAGCTGATAAGGATTTGGTTGAATATGGAGGAGCAGTTGCATCTACTGCTCTTAATAGTTCTTCATCTGCGGGTTATACAACTGACGTAGTAAGAGAGTTAAATACACGTAAGGATTTATTCAAGTCGGGTATTAAGCCTCAAAGTTTTAGAATGCAAATCAATGATTCTAATACCTCTGTAACAGGAGCTATAAACGGTGCCTCTGCTAATGCAGCTTATACAGGTACTACTTTATTTGGTAGCCAAACTCCCAATGTATCTGCATTTACAACTGCCTTAGATGTAAAAAATCCTTTTGGTGGTATCATATCTACCACTAAGAAAAGTTTTTTTGGCGTTGATGTGCAAAGAAATGGTAGTAATGTTAAACAAACAACACAGCCAAATCTAGATTCTGTAAGAACAGCTTGCACTATAGAGGCTATTATTAGGCCATTCAGAGGTGATTCTACTATATATTTTAGAAGACTAACATCGGGCGTCGGAGGTGCTAGTTTTGTGGGTTCCCTAACTCAAAATAACTTTATGAAATTAGAGTTAACCAATTCTCCCGATGGGATGCAGCCTGCTTTTAGATTTAGTATAAGAACGGTTGCAGCTGCTGGAGATTTCACATCTGATTTTGCTCAATCTAATGTTCAAGCTTCTGGTTTGTTTATTCCTAATGATGTAGGTATTAATTTATTTGATGGAAACTTTCATCATATCGTAGTAAGTTGGGATATTTATGAATTTGATAACCTAACTTCTAATGCTAATGCGGAATTAGGTGCAGGAATTGTTTTAGGGTATATTGATAATTTTAAACTTCAAAATAGAGAACAAGTTTTCCCTCGTCTTTCTGGCGCTGATGCGGCGGATGGGCCAGTAGTTCAAGCTAATATGGTAGAGAATAGAATACCTATTAAACAATCAGCCATTTATAGCGCACTAGGCAATAGCGTGTTTAACTTGAATAATGTTTATATTGGCGCCTCTAATTATAATAGGCCTAATGGTGATACTAAAGGAGATATAGGAGATTTAGCAACTCAGTATGATGGTAAGCTCCAAGGTATGTATGATGGCCAAATCCAGCATTTGAGAGTTTGGAATCAAAGATTAAAAGATGGTTATTCCGAATGGAATTTGGGTATTGGACAGCAGCTTACTTTGTCTGCTGATAATGAAGATACGACTACTTCTGTGGCATTAAGTTATAACAACTTTCAAAACTCGGCGCTAACTTCAACTTCAGCTGCCAATATTGCGGCATGGTGGTATTTTAATAACATTAACGGAGTTAGTGGATACGATATTGCGGGTGGGTTATCTGCGGCACATGGAAGCGCAGCTCAAGCTGGTGATGCTACAGGAGTACTATCTTCTAATACAGGATCTATAGTTGGTAATGGCAAAATAAAAATATTTGATAACAAAAATATAGCATTGGGAACAAGTGGAAACACTATAACAGATTTACAAGTATCTGCTATTCCAAGAGATTATTTATATTTTGATCAAAGGCCTATGAACTCACCAGTGAATAACTACCTACCTCAAGGACAGCTATTAAGAACCGGTGTTGATAATGCAGAACATAGAATTGGTTTAGTGTATTATGACTTAGGGGTAGCCACTATGGATGGTGATGACCCTACTGCTAGACTTAATTGGACGTTCGCTGCTTCTGGAACTACGGGCGATATGGGTTTTGCCGTTTCTGGGCTTAATAATACTTCATTTAATTTTCAAAGAATTGTTTTTGATAATCAAGAAAATATAGCTACTCTATTGCTAAATGCAACAGCCAGCGGCGGCGAAATGAATTTTGCTGGAAATCGCACTGGTTATAGTGCCGAAACAGAGCAACCTGTATTTGATGATCCTACTAGTTACATTACTAGTGTAGGCCTTTACAATCACAACAACGATCTTTTAGCAATTGCAAAACTAGCTAAGCCTGTTAAAAAAGATGAAACAATAACTTTAACCACTCAAGTTAAGTTAGACTTTTAGGAATAGAAAATGAATCAATTGTTACAACAAACAGAATCACAATATTCAGCTACTGGAGGTCCAAGGGTGCCAGTAACTGTACACCCTTTGATTAAGAGTAGCTATACAGGACTAACGCCACAAGATCAATTTATTAATAATTGGCACTCTTCTAGTTTGATGACCTTAAGTGGGTTTAATTCTGGAGGCCAAGGATTAACTGATCATACGATGGCAACAAATCAGAATAAGGTTCAAGCTTATACGGCAAGTGTAACAGGTAGTAACTCTAGTAATTTTTTTGTAATAGGCGGATTGCTCAAACAACGACATTATACTAACACCTTAACAAGTACTACGACTGCTTCATTGTCTGCTATTGCGGGCAACGGAGAAATGGGTGTATTTTCCATTAGAAAAATTTATTTTGATACCAAAATTGAACCTGGCAGTTTAACTGCAACGGTAACAGGTACTAACTCATTTGGCGTAGATATGTCTGGAGATTATTACGATTCAGGCTCCGGTGAACTTAAAGCTAAGACTCAACATGGTGCTGTTGACGCAGAAGGAACGATTGGTGCTATGTTAGTTGATGAGGGAATGTTTGTTGTTACATCTTCAACAATGAGAGAAGTGGCCACTGCGGTAACCGCGGTAAAATATAGAACTAATGTACTAAACACTACTATAAGTGTTTTTTGTAAATGTTCTCCCGATTCGCTTAACTTTACATTAAACCCAACAAGCTATAGCATAAGTTCTATTAGTGCTTCTACTGATCCTGCTATAGGAGAGATAGGAGAATCCTT